ATATTTATTCAGAGTTGACGTTATTTTCTAATGACTTTAGTAAACGCACGAGCAGCATTTGAAACAGCAATCAAAAACGCAGTAACAACTGCTGACAATACAGTTACACTGGTCTTTGATAATATGCCCTTCACAACTCCAGGTAAAAACAAAAAGTATGTGATGGTAAGTTTAGACTTTGACCAATCAACAACTCAACCTCAAGGTGCAGCTACAGACTATTACGCAGGAACAATTAGATGTGCGATTATGACACCATCTAATAAAGGAAGTGCAGTAGCTTCTGCTATAGCTGAATCAGTAATTGATGGAATGACATCAGTAAATGCTTCTGACTATTCAGATACTTTTTCGGTTACTCCAAGAGTAGGACCCATAAGCGGTCCAACATCTGTCACAAACGATAATCAAAGTCATTTTATAAGCGTAGTAAACTGCAATTTTACGGCTAATGGCTAAAGACATAAAATTTTTAGTTGATGATTTAGAAAAAAGTTTTCTTCAAGGTAAAGGGGCAGCAGCATCAACTATTGCTTTTTCTTTAGCAAATCGAAGTCCGATATGGACAGGAACTTTTAACAGATCATGGAAAATTCAAAAGAATACACCTGTAGCTCCTACAAAACCTAGAGATGAAACGGGAGCAAAAGCTTTAGTCAGAACTGCTTTTACTAGAATACAAAAAAGAGAACCAGTAATTAAAACAAAATTATCGGAAATTTTATACATAGGAAACGAGACTAAATATGCTGGTTTTGTAATAGATGAAGAACCAAGTCCTTACGATGGAAGAATGTATCGTCAATCTTTTGAGGAAGGGTACAATACAACACCAATACCTAATCAACCTGATTGGTACGATGTTTACTTATTAGGAGATTACTTATTTCAAGATCTTGAAAAGGGTTTTCAATCTGCTGGTTTTACTTCTGGTGCAACATTTACATACGGAAGTAAGATGCTGCCTGGTGGGGATAGTTATTTAAGCAGATAAGACAATAATTAGACTTTGAGTTATACTACAAGAATAAATACAATTTTTTATGCCAACAGAAAGAGCAATCGACAAACTAAAAGCAGCTTTTAGTGTCCAAGAACGTAGTAGCTACTCTATTTTTAAAGGAGAAGAACTGGTTCTAAAAATATTCTGGTCGCCTCTTACAATAGCTGATAGAGACACTATAAACAGTACACTAATAGCTATGAACAAAGGTAAAGAGGAAGGTAATCTAGACTTTGCTCTTCAAGTTATTGTTACAAAAGCCGAAGATGAATCAGGTGCAAAAATATTTACATCAGCAGATTTACCAGCACTTAGAAGAGAAATTCCAATGTCAGTTCTGTTAGACATAATGACTAAAATGCAGGGAGTGGGCGAGGAGGAAAGCCCCGATGCCGTAAAAAGCTAAAATAAAAGACGATAATTTTGTATATTTACAGTTTTTTATTGCAGAACAACTAGGCTACACATTCAAAGAATTACAAGAAAGAGTATCTGTCCAAGAACTATACGGATGGAACGCTTACTTTACAATTAAAGCTGAACGAGAAAACGAAGCCTACGAAAAAGCAAAAAGACAAGCCCAAGTTCGTAAAGTACGCTAAACTTTTAATATCCGTGTATTCTGCAAAAATCAGTGGCATCTGAATATAGCGTAAATATAAGCTTAGATACCAAAAAAGCGGAAGATGGTCTTAAGAGATTACGCACACAGATAAATGATTTAAATAAACCAGCTAGAACAAATAAAACTACAAGACAAGAAGAAAAAATATCAAAGTTAAAAGAGGCTCAAAGAGTCTCCATGGTTCAAACCAGAAAAATAGGAGATCAAGTACAGAGAGCAGCAGACTCAGGTTTAAAAGTAGATAAAGCAAGAGCAGCAATCAGAAGAGCAGCTAAAGCCGATTCTGCTGGATTGGTTAAATTGGCTGATGCGAATAGAAAGTCAGCTTTATCAGAATTAAAAATAAATCAAGAAATAAGTAAAGAAAAAGCTAAACAGATAAGTTTACAGAGACAAATGGCATCTCCAATAGGAGGGCTAAGAACCATGATGGGTTCTCCCACTCAGTTGGGTTTTGCTGGTGCTGGCATGGGTCGTTCTTCGTTACGAGGAAACAGATTTCAGTTTGGATCTCCAGCATTTTTTGAAGCTGGTGCTAGAGCAGGAGGAGCGAGTTCTCCTTTACTAGGAACACGATTTGATTTTGGATCTCCTGCACAATTAGCGTTTTCTGGTGGACCATCTTCTTCTATTCGTGGCTCTAAAACTACTTTTGGATCTCCTGCATTTTTTGATGCTGGTGCAAGAGCAGGGGGAGCAAGTTCTCCCTTACTCGGATCTAAAACTACCTTTGGCTCTCCTAAGTTTTTCGATGCGGCAGCTAAAGCAGGAGGGCCATCAGTACCAGTAAGGGGATCTAAAGATATATTTGGATCGCCAGCGTATTACGATGCAGCTAACAAAGAGGTACTCCGTATAGCTAAAGCTAATGCTATGCCTATTAAAGGTTTTAAAACTTTACCAGGCTCACCAGCGTTCCATGAAGAGCAAGCCAAAAGACTTAAAAGGCTAAGAGGTGCTTCTACAGGATTTTCAGCAGCAGAATTTGGACCACAACAGCCAATGCAAGGTCCAAGAATGGGTCCAACTAGCATGGGTCTTAACTTTGATAAGAGGACAGGTAAATTACTACGAGGTGGTGCAGGAGGTAGAGGACTTACTGGAGGTGATAGATTCGTAAATTTACGCAGAAGATTTGATACTCAGAGTGCATTGATAAGTGGTGGTTTTCCTCTGTTATTTGGTCAAGGTCCAGCAGTAGCAGCAGCAGGAGCTTTAGGTGGTGGTATTGGTGGAATGTTCGGCCAAATGGGTGGTTTTGCAGGAGGTATCGCAGCAACAGCAGCAGTCCAGGCCATACAATCTGCTGTAGTCGCAATAAGTGATTTAGGAAAAGCTCTTGGTCCGTTTACAAAAAATAGTCAAGCTGCAATAGAAGCATTAGGTTTACAGGGATCAGCACAAGAAGCTCGGATAAAACTAATTGAAAAAGCACAGGGAAAAAATGCAGCCTTTAATGCAACTATGAAACTTATGGCTAACAGAGTAGGAGATGAGGGGGTTGAGTCAATAACTAAGTTTGGCGAAACTACAAGATTACTAAATAACCAGTTTGCTACTGGTGTAGCCAAAGTACAGGCATTTACAGCATCAATATTAAATTTCTTGGTAAAAATAATGGGATATGAAAAAAGCCTTAGAGAGGCTGACGTAGCTCAAACTCTTTCTGATGCAAGGGCATTAGACGACCCGCGTGCGTTGGCTCTACAAGCAGAAAGAGATGATATTATGAAAGATGCTTATGAGTATAAAGGGCATGGAGGCAGTAGAAAAGTTTTAAAACGCAGTGCAGCAGAAGCGATAAAAGAATTAGAAGCCAGAGAAGCAATATTAGCAACAATTATAAATACAGAAATAGAAGCAGCTACGCTAACAGAAAAATTTGACGAAGCAGTTAGAAAAGTAGGTGAAGAAAGGGATATGACAGAACGAATAATTGAACTTAGACGAGAAGGATTAAATCCCGAAATTGCAAAAACAATAGCTGAACTAGAAAAACAGGCACAAACAGGAAAAGATGCTTTACAAGCTGAGATAGATATGTTATTAGAAAAACAAAAAGAAGTAGGTAAACTTGATCCGTTAGATAAAGCACGACTTGATACTCTTATAAAACAAAGAGATGAACAAGACAAAATAATAGACGGAATTAGAGAAACTGAAGAAGCTACCCATGACTTAAACAACGCAGCTATAGAGACACTAGATGCCTTTGATAAACTAGCATCAACAATACAAAATGATATAAAAGATGGAATAAAAGGACTCATAAAAGGAACTTCAACTCTTGCAGATTTAGCAAGCAACGTGGCAGATAGATTTTTAGATATAGCTCTAAATCAAGCATTATATGGTAACGCAGGAGGTCAAACTGTAACAGGAGGTCTGTTTAAGTTTTTAGGATTTGCAAATGGGGGTAGACCACCTGTAGGCAGACCCTCTGTAGTAGGAGAAAAAGGTCCAGAATTATTTGTTCCTGATAGATCGGGCACTATAATTCCTAATAATCAACTGGGAGGATCTACAAATATAGTAGTAAACGTGGATGCCTCTGGATCTAATGTGGAAGGAGATGAACAGGAAGGTAGAGAGTTAGGTAAAGCTATATCAGTGGCGGTACAATCAGAATTAATTAAACAGAAAAGACCTGGAGGTTTACTTGCATAATGGCTACTTTTCCATCAATCACTCCAACATACGGACAGCAGAAAAGATCCGCACCACTAACTAGAACAATTCGTTTTGCCGATGGCTATGAGCACAGAATATTATTTGGACTTGCTGCACACCAAAATCCAAAGGTTTATAATTTTACTTTTGAAGTATCGGAAACGGATGCGGACACCATAGAAGGCTTCCTTGATAGTCGTGCTAATGATAATGCCAGCTTTACTTTTACCCCACCAGGAGAAGGGTTTACAAAAACAGGAACTTACTCTCAATCAGGTACTACAGTAACAATAACAATTTCAAGTCATGGTGTAGCTGTAGGAGATGAACTCACTATTGATTACACAACTGGATCGGCTACTGATGGTACTTTTCTTGTCGCTTCTGTAACTGACTCCAACGTATTTACTGTTACTGCTGCTGCTAGTGCTACTAATAGTGGGAATGTCTCAGTTACTTTATCGGGTGCTGGACAGTATGTTTGCGAAAACTGGACAAAATCTATACCATATAACAATAGAGCCACGATCCAAACAACATTTAGAGAGGTCTTTGAACCATGAGCAGTTCTGCTATTGTCAGCAATCTTCAAAACATAAACCCATCAGCAATAATTGAATTATTTACTCTTACTTTAGACAGCAGTTTACATGGATCGAGCACAGTTTACAGATTCCATGCTGGTTCATCTCTGAAAGATAATGGAGAAATAGTCTGGGCAGGAAATACATACCAAAGATTTCCAATAGAAGCCGAAGGATTTGCTTTTACTAAAGGACAACTACCTCGCCCTACACTAACAGTCAGCAACGCACTAGGAACAATAAGTGCTATTTTAATTGACGTTAATACCACAACCACTGGTAATGACTTAACAGGTGCAACAGTTACCAGAATCAGAACTCTTGCCAGATTTTTAGATGCTGTTAATTTTCCTGGAGACATAAACCCTTACGGCACACCAGATAGTACAGCAGAGTTTCCGCAGGAAATATACAAAGTTGATAGAAAATCAGCAGAAAACAGAGATGTAGTTCAATTTGAGTTAGCTGCTGTATTTGATCTTGCTGGTATTCGTGCTCCACAAAGACAATGCACCAGAGCCGAATTTCCTTCTATCGGCACAATCGCAACATGAATTGGAAAGACGCTGCACTTAATCACGCAGAAATTGAAGATCCAAAGGAATCTGTTGGTCTTTTGTTGAATATTCGGGGAAAAGAAAGATATTATCCCTGTCGTAATCTTTCGATGACAGCACATCAATGTTTTATTCTTGATCCAGAAGATTATGTAAAAGCAGATAATTTAGGAGACATAGTTGCTGTTGTTCATAGTCATCCGACAACTCCAGCTATAGCTAGTCAAGCAGATAAAGTTAGTTGTGAGCAAAGTGGATTACCTTGGCACATAGTAAATCCAAAAACAAAACAGTGGGGATATTACGAGCCACAGGGATATGAAGCACCGCTTTTAGGCAGACAATGGGTATGGGGCATAACAGACTGCTGGTCACTGGTCCGTGATTACTACAAACAGGAAAAAGGAATAAAGTTAAAAGATTACGAAAGACCCATCACTCCAGAAGAGTTTATGAAAGATCCTTTATTTGAAAGTTATGCGTGGCGAACAGGATTTAGAGAGCTTAGACCAGATGAAAAATTACAAGCTGGAGATGTTTTATTAATGAGTATTTTAGATTCAACTTTAAATCATGTAGCTATTTTTCTTGGAGATGAGGTATTACATCATTTAACCGATAGACTATCTTGTAGAGAGCCATACTCTCCTTGGTTACTAAAATGTACAGGAAAGAGGTATCGTTATGCTTCGTAAAATAAAATTATATGGAGAACTTGCAGACTTTGTAGGCCATAAAGAGTTTGAGGTAAAAGCAGATACTTTAGCAAGTGCCGTTAGCTTTTTGATAAATAACTTTGAAGGTATAGAGAAATATATGAGTCCAAAGTATTACCAAGTAAAAGTTGGTAATTATGCCATTGATGAATCAGAAATTGATTACCCAATTGGAAAACAGGATATACATTTTGTTCCTGCTATAAGTGGTGCTGGTAGAGGCTTCGGAAAAATATTACTAGGAGCAGCACTGATAGGTTTAGCAATAGCAGCCCCAGGTGCAGGGTTTTCTTTTGGGTCAAAAGGAGTAGGTTTTATAGCTACAGGTGCAGCCCCTAGTGCATTTATGGCAGGGGTAGGAAATTTGGGTATAGCTTTAATGCTTACTGGAGTATCTGAAATGCTGACTCCTTTACCTAAGAGACAAGAATTTAATTCTGAAGAAGATCCAAGGCTATCATTTAGTTTTGGTGGAACGCAGCAGACGGGGAGAGCAGGAACTCCTGTTCCTTTAGTTTACGGAGAAATATTTACAGGATCAGTTGTCATTAGTGGTTCTGTAGATACTGAGCAGGTACAAGCATGATTGAAGAAAAACATCCAATTAAAGGTTCTGGTGGTGGTGGAAGTAGTCCTCCTCCAGCACCTCCGCAACCGACTAGAGAACCTGATACTCTTCACAGTAGACAGTTTGCTACCTTTCTTGATCTTGTTTCAGAAGGGGAAATAGAGGGTTTTGCAACAGCATCAAAAGAAGGTAGAACAAAAGGTACAACTGCATA